GCAGCTCGTTCTTCCCAAATCTCAATAGTTGATTGAGTAAAAGTAGCTGCCTCAGCATTACGCAAACCTTGTTGCTGTTGGAATTCGTTAATTTCTGCTGCTCTAACTGCTTTAACTATTTGTGATACAAACAGTTTTCTAGCAACACCCAAAGGTTGATTAGTAACATTATCCTTTAGTGCGGCTAGACCACCCTGTTTAGGATCTAAAGTAAAGAATTCTTTAGGAATAAAACCTGCAATCCGTCCGTTAACCAAAGCAGCTTGTACTTTAGCTTGAGCTTCTTGTAAAGTATAAAGATTACCTGTTTTACTGTTAAGTGTGCTTAACAATCCATTGATTACAAACGGAACATCAGGTTGAAATTTAACAGCATCATCGCCGCTATACGGGTTGTTAATCAGCGAACGTTCTAAAGCAGCGGCTTTTTCATCTCCACGTTGTGCAGCAAACTGAAGATCATAGTTGGTTAGAACTTTTGTTTTAGCTTGTTCAACCGAAGGCAAGAACACTTCATTAACCAACACTGGGTTAAAATTACCCAGGTTGTGTACAGTGTCAAACAGCTCTAAGTTTTGTTCAACCTTAGCGCGAAGATCCATTTCATCAGCCGGAGGGGCTTGGACCAACGCATTACTCAGAAAAGCACCGACCTTATCCTTAAGAAGTGATAGCTTATTAAGCTCAGCTTCATATCGTGCCCAACCACCTAAAGCAGAAATCTGATCAACAACAAGCGGAGGCGCACCAGCTTTATTAGCTACCTTAGCAGCTTCATCAGCTTTAAGCTGACCAGGACGAACTACATCAGCATAGACTTTGCTGTTGAATGCCTTTTCTTCTTCTTGAACTTGCTCTGCAGCAATCCGCGCACCACGGTTACGTTCGGCTTGAACTGCCGCTTTACCGCCAGTTTCAAGTGCTTCCCACAAAGTATCAGAAAACTTTGCAAGAGCATCAAGATTAGAGCTTTTAACCCTGTCTTCAATTTTAAATGCATTCAGGCGTGCGTTCAACACCTGTTGCATGTTGTCTTGTTGGATCTGTTGGTTACGCTGCCTTTGAGATGGATCGAAACCAGTTTGCACTGGATCAAACCTACCAGACTGAGCTTGACCTTCAAACCCTATTTGTGCTTGAAATTTTTTTAGTTCAGCCATAGTTAGCTAGTTTTAACTGTAGGAATTGGTTTCTCCATGCCAAGGAACTTAGAACCAGGAGCGGTAAATTGATAAGCAGTAGTAAGTCCTTGCAGAGCAGCACCACCAATCTTAAGTGCCGTAGCAAGACCGCTAGCAGCAGGAGGAGTAAAGGAAGGCAGTTGAGCTTGTAGTTGAGGCGGTGTAGAAACCTTACCCCAAGTTGCACGCTGTTGTGATTCTAGATCATACTGCAGCGTTTCCATGTTACGTTCAGATTGTTCCCTAGCACTTGCCAACGTCTCAGCCAGTTGTGCACGAGTCCGACCAAAAGCTCCCAAAGTGGAAACTAGGTTAGCACGGCGAGCACTGACACCAGAGACTTCTCGGGCATTGTTGTAACCTTGTGCTTCGACAAGCTGTTTTACCATACCTTCGTGTTGGAAAGCAGCTTTTTGATAAATTTCATTCAAACGAACCTGTTCAGCTGACCAGGCACGTGAGGCAGCAGCGGCATTGTAACCCATTTGCTCACGTGCAGCAGCTAAAGCAGCTACGTAATTCTCCTCAGTCTTTTGGTTATTGTACTGAATCATCGAATTTTGGAAGCTCTGCTGGAAAGCCTGTTGTGCAATAGCAGGATCAGGTCCAGCAAAGAGTGCTTTAGAAGCTCCTAGTGCAAATTGAGCACCGCCTAAGATTGCTCCGATTGCCATAATCTTACGATCTCTATAGAGTAAAAATTGTCAGGTCCATCCGGGTAAATCCCTATGACCTTAAAACCAAGATACCTTGATAAGTTAATAAGAGGTGTGTTTTGAATGTCAATGGTAGACCATAAGAATGGCTTATCAATGACTTTCATAAGAGCTTTTCCTAAACGAACCGTAGTTCTAGGATTCTCTTTTACTTTGTCGGTCATCTGTACCCAGAAGCCGTTATCGTTACTAACGCCATAAGCGCCGTATAGACTCCCATCAGGTCCGTAGATCAAATAGGAGTCATCTTCATGGATATACAATGCCAGTGAAAGGACAGGATGTTGTCCTACCCTTTCAAAATCACTTAACCCTCGTGCCAACATCTGATTTACCAGAGTTGGTACATCATCAATAGTAGCTGGTTTGAAGGTAAAACCACGGGTGGATGTAGTCATTAGGATCGTTTATAGAAACCTGTGTTATACCGTCCTTCCCAGTTAAGGCTCAGTAGAGAGACCGGCATAGGGGTGTCTCCAATAATCTTAACCGAAAGGTTTTCATTACGTTGATACAGTGGTACATTGTGAATTGCTTCAGCAGACAAGTTCACATTGTTCAATTGGTATTCATTAGGGTAAACCGCCTCAACCGTGTTGTTCCATGCAGGACGACCAGTAATACTGATTTGATACTTGACAGGACCGCTAAGACCGGTAGACACCTTGATACGATGAATAATAAGGTCAGAGGTAAAGTCAGATTGTGAGGTATTACCACTCGATTGAGTAAGGAAGAACTTAGGAAGATTAACTTCCATGTTGTAGATGTAACCGATAATTAGATTCTTACCACGGTAGTCACCACTTACATCGGCGTAATACCCATCTGCATCGCTCTCTACGGTGGGGTAAAGCACTGAGCCTACCGATGCACTAGAAACAGCAATATCGTCGCCTATGTAGCCTCCTAGGACCACTACAGCGAGCGTACCGCTAGAGACTTCATCGTACGGTAAACGGATCCGAGTGATGTCTGAATCGTCATCATCAGGGTCGTACTCTCGATAAGGGTTAACGTTCCAAAGATCGAGACAAACATCAGTCTTTTCTCCAGTAGGTAGTGTTAAGAATCCTTCCTCACTTGCTTGGGTAAGATCATAGGATTGGACATAAACATCAGTACCGTTAGCAACAGTAGCGTAATATGCATTACCGTCAAAGAACTGGTCTAGCAGTGTGCCAGTAATAGTCCACTTATACCAAGTACTAACTGAACGCTGATCGCCTTGTTGGTAGAACCGGTACTGGAAAATAGTACCACTATCAACTGTACCCAAAGAAATGATTGATAGGTCTGGCGATGAAATCATCGAATCAATCGTTTCAGGAATCAACTCAGGAACAATTTTAGTTTGTTCATACATGAATGGTGGTTGAGTTGTACTAACACCATACAATTCATACAGCCTAGTATAAAGAGGAGTCTTTGAAATAAAAGCAGTGGTCGTACCAAGTGACACAGCCTCTACATTAGGATCACAATCATAACTTGCAAGTCCTGTAATCTTAACTGTCTCAGGCGAAAGAATGTCTTCATTACCTGCAATCAAGAACTGTTCAGTGTCGCTAAACAGAATCAAACCGGTGTTTGACGGTTGAACGTAGCGAAGATTGACAGGTTTAATAGAGGTAGCACTGACATCAATCGGATCATCGTCAGTAACTGTCAGAGCCGTAGTAGCAAAGAAGTTGAAATAATCACCAGCCTTACTAAGAATAACGGATTCGTTAGACAAGAAGCCTAGGCGGTTACGATAGAAGAATATGTTGTTAATCTTACTACCGACAAAACTAGGATTAGGGTTGGTAGTCAAATCACCGATAATACGGTCTTCCCAAGTTACAGCTGAAAAACTAAATGATCCGTCTGCATTTCTCACCAGTTGGTGCGGCATAGTCAAAGGATCAAATTCATACGTAATCCCAGGAGCATTGGATTCTTCCCAAACACCCGGACCATAAGTAGCTCCGTTATCAGCTTGGAACTCTACATACATATCATCAACATCTACGTCAATGCTATTAACGATACGGACTTTATATCCATTTCGACATTGAATCGGCAGATCAGCTACTGTAGGAGTTGATTCGGTAAAGACAAACAAAGCATCTTCTGATGGACCACCTACAACTGAGATAGTAAACGGATTATCAGCACTGATATACATACCAGCACCAACAACAGTAGCGGAGTACGTTGTACCACCAAACGTGTTGCCGTCAATATCGCCTTTAAGGTCGTTAATAATAGCATCGACATCTCCACCAGTACCAGCATTGTAAGTAGCACGTTCAGTACCATCAAGATAGATCTTGTAATGGCCAGTACCTACAACCTTAAGGACGACAAAAGCTTCGTTAGGTTTAGCAGTTGTGGTATTGGCAGTCATGGCTACAGTCTTTGCCTTGTTAAGCACAAAGGTGTAGTCATTCAGGGTGAGAACCTCAATGTCACTAGCAGTAGCACCATTGAGATAACCATCGCTAGGAATTGCAGTAATCTCACAGTTGTCCAGCTCGTCTTGGTAATCAGAAAGAGCAGTAGCTTCAGCAGTTACAGCGTTGTCGTAGTTAGTCTGAGCCGTGTTCATCGCGGTCTCAGCGTTACTAAGATCTGTAGCGTCGTGGGTAGCAGCTACTGTTTGAATAGCTTGGTAGACACGGTAACCTTCAGCAGCAATAAGAGGGTACTCGTCAGTAAACTCAGTACCCAATGCATACCCAGAAGGAAGGGTAGTGGTAGAACTTACAACAGTGTTGTTGTTCTTAACAATGTAAGTGCCATCAGAGTCTTTTAAGATACCAGATCTAAGAGTCTGTTGAATCGTTCCCGGATCATCATAATCATACTCAACAGCAAACAAAGCTGCCTGTGTTGCATCTTGACCGGCAAGTACTTCTGCATACTCAGCTTGTGCAGCATTAAGCTCAGTCAAACGAGTAGACGTAGTTTCAACAGCAGTATTATAAGTAGCAAGGTCAGCTTTAAGGTTGGTAAGATTACAGGTACCTGGAACACCTGTATCACTACCCATATCTACAGCACGTGGAGAACCATCTAAAAGGTTCCAAACACGGAAAGTATTATCATCGTATTGAGCGACGTACTTTTCGACGGGATCCCTCAGGATTGAAAACCACTTACCTTCGGCAGTAGCGCCATATAAATCAGATACAAATTTACCACCGGGACGTTTCAGGAGACCCAGGGCATAATCTGGAAAAGCATTAACACAATCTTTTAGTTGTCCAGGAAACTTAAGATTATCGGGTTGTTGTGAAATGCCACTTAAAAAATTTGGAATCCTTTGGGTTACAGTACTCATCGCATCAATGCTTGGAAAGGTTGATAGCTATTGTAATAATTCTCACCGTCACGGAACCCGAACATCGAGTAGTCGCCTTGGTTACAATCGTATTCAAGAGCAGCAGCTCTGGTTAGAAGCTCTTGTTCCTGGAGAAGCATGTTTAGTTCACGGTCACCAACCATTTTGGTAGCACACATGCGAGCTGCTCTAGCAGTAATATAAGCTTGGACAGCAGCAGGCACGTCGGTAAAATCAAAATACCACACGACATCTGCTCTAACTGCTGCAGTAAATTTAAAGGTATGATTCAAACGATCATAAAGTTTAGTACCACGCTTTACAACGTCATACTTGTTTTTATGTTTAACACGGTTAGTGTCAATTTGAAGCATATTAGAAGGATAGGAAATCTCTTCTGTAGTTTCGTCAGGAGTCATTTCATAATCACGTTCCGTGTTGAAGATCCAACCTTCAGCTTGAACTTGCTTATTGATTTCCCGGAGGGTGTTGAGTACAATAGATACTTCAGGGTTCTGTAGATCTAGTGTGGTGACAGGAGCCTGTCCCACTGAGCTAAGTATTTGATTTACAGCATCCAGTTCGGTGGACACAGCATA